TAATTGATAAATTCTTTTCAGACCCTTCATTATATAAAGGAATGACCTCATCAGTTATTTCATATTGAGATTTTAATTCTTCAATAGATGCATACGTTTCTATGTCTTCTGCGGCCGAGCCATCAGCAGGTTTTAAATAGAAGTAGTCGTTCTGAGTTGAAACTGCGATAGGAATATTACCAAGTAGAATTGGCGTTTCTCCTGTGGTATCGGCGCCATCAGGTACAAAACGAGTAAGTTGTATATCTTGAATATAATAAGTGACTTTACCTACGTTATTATAAATAAATATACCAATTTTTTCAGTAACATCTTTCATTACTGTATTTGGTATAGATTTTTGTGCTTCAGCTACTAAATAATAATAAGGTAAATAATTATCTTCTGTTTTTAATTCAAAATTACCAGTTAATCCATTCCAAACATATTCTTGTTCATCGTTACTATCTATATATATGTATTTAGTAGATGGAGTCTGAACAACTGTATCAATTACATAATTATATTTACCAGCTGTTTCACTTTCCTCAAGTGTGCCACCTTTAATAATATTATTCAATACTTTTGGAGTACCTGTAAACTCCATAATAATATTCTCTGGGTCAATATGTTTATAATAATAGCTCCATCTATTTGGCTCATCTTGAGTATATTTAGCAACCATTAATCTTAAATCAGAAGTTGGCACTAAACAATTAATATCACTCTTAGATTCATCTTGTTCTTCCGGATTTCGTTTGCCCGCGCGCCATCTAAATACAAACTTCTGACCTTTTGAAATAGATTCAATAGATGAAGCATTATTTTCAATACCGCTATTAAAAACTGCATTTTTATATTCAGTAAGCGCACCTTTAAATTTAACTTTTAAAAACCCCTCTATTTCAGATAGGGTCATTAAATCAGCTAATTGTTTTCCACTACCTAATTCTGGTTTAGTTACCAGTTCTAACTTATCAATTTTATCATCTTCAGATTCTGGAATAAAATCTACATATGGATTCCACCCTTGTAGACTTCCATCCTCTAACGTATTAAAATTCTCACCATTGGTAATGTAGTTCATTACTACATTAGAAGTTGTATAAGTATAATCCTTGTACCGATAAATCTCTCTGTCTCCTGCGGCGAAGCGGTCAACAGTACGCTCCATTACGGGGTCATATGTGGTGAGTTGATTATAGGCTAAACGATTAGCTTGATAACGATTTTCAATTTCACCTAAAGTAATAATAGGATTACCACTTTCATTCTCAAATTGATTATTTCTAAAAACTAAATCAGTAGTAATTCTAAAATTAGTGTCTGTAATAACTTTCTTATCATCAATTGTATATTTTCTATTTTCGTCACGAATAATAAATTGAACAAACTTACCATTCTGATTCTTAACATAGCTATAAAATACATATATTGATGCCGGTGCAGCAGGAATTTCATCTTCAGTCTCACTAGCATTTATAATATTTATTCCAGTTGTGGAAACTAAGCTAGCTTTATAAATCGGTTCAGCTACTAATTGCTTCCCCACATTAGCTCCACCAAGTTTCCAATCTGTATCTTTAATTGTCTCCTTCGCTAGCTCCCGCGCAGTACCTTGATTATTATTTAACTCTGCATCAAAAGTAATGTTATATCCATTCTTTGAAAGCTCAAGAACAAAAGCATCAGTACAAGTATATGTCCATTCCATTCCATCACTTGACTCTACGTGTTCTTTTACAATAAACTCATACCATTGATTATCATAATGAAGTTTTACTTTACGTTCATTCACTAATAAACTAGCAAATGGATTAATAACATCTTCATTACCCATATAAGGGTCAAAATATTTATATTTTAAAGAAAAAGTTAAAGTCTTTTCTCCATTAGCTTTCTTATTAAAAACGGGGTTATATACTCTATTTAACCCCGTCATTGTATTTGAGCCGATGACGGCCAGTCTATTTTCTGTAAATTTTCTTTCGTCTCCGTCTTGGGTAAGCTTATCTTCCCAAACGGAAATTTCATATGGTTTTATTAAACGCTCACCCATTTATGCCTCCTAAAAGTAAAGATAGTTATAAAAAATCTCTACACCTTGTGCGCCGCCTTGCACTTCTAAAACCGCACCATCACCTAAGGTGCTTGGTTCTAAATGGAAGAAATAACCAGATTCAACATATTCATTATAAATATTGCCCGAAGTAGTAATAATTGAATCTTCAGTAATCTGAGAAACACCTACTATTAACTCATTAGTAGTATCTATTAATACTCCCATATCTGTAGTATCATTTGTATCTGTTTTTAAGGTAATTGGTTTAATAACTAAAGAAGCCATAATATCATTACCACTCGGCTTATAATTCAAAGTTACACCTGCTTCAGCTACTGCGGCCGGCAGATATAAACGAAAACCAGTGTCTATATCACCAGGATTATATATATTAATTGTACTAGTTTCACTATCAAATCTATCATAATTCTGATATTCGCTTTCCGTTAAAAGCCCACTAGAAATAGCCCAATCAGCACTTTCTTCTTCTGGTGATAAAGCTTTAAAAACCGATTTAGCAAATGGAAAATAACAAACAAACGATATTTTTCCTTCACCTTTATAAATTCGTTGAGTACCTTCTTCTACTACATATGGATAGACTGATTCACGTTCCCAAGTAGGAACAGTTGTTTCCTCTTGAGTTTCTTCATCTACAATCGTCTCTTCTCCACGTATTACCCTTACACCAGGCTGCGGCGTAGTACTAACTCTTTTAATCGGTTCATCAAAGCAAATATAAGAAAGTTCAATTGGGCTTTCAAGCTTTGCCATATATCTTTTATACGGACGTTCATCAAAAATTAATTCTTTAACTTTACGAGTACCAAACACTCTTCTTAGTTCTCTAAATTGCACTTCAGTTAATGAATCAAATGCAATTTCTATATCAATTTTCTTTGGTCCGTAGTTGCTTCCAAAATAATACTCTCCATCAATCCCTGGAACTTCGGCAGTTATATCTTTAATTTCTGGTTGTAATTCCTCTTCATATCTATCGCCACCAGAAACCCTTAATACTTTTAAATTTTGTTCCCAATCAGAACTTGCCCAACTACCGAATGTGAAACCTGTAAAGTCTCCCATTGCCTTTTACTCCTAAATTTATTCTACCCTATTTTTTATTATAAGTTAAAAAATCATGGGTGTCCATACATTCCTGATATACTTCTTTAATAGTTGATATTGCTAATACTGCTTTATTATTTTCATATTCTTTATGTTCACGACAATATCTTTCATATAAAGTAATATCATCTAAAATTTCATCGAAGTGTTCTTTAGAGTGACGTTTTTCAAAAAGAATTTCATCATTAAAACGTAAAATACGTTGTCTTGCTTGGCGAACTCTTTCTAACTCAGCCTCTTTTTTAAATTCATCTAAATCAGCTTTTAAATCAGCTACCTGATCTAATACCTCACCATTAATTGCTCTACCAAACATTCTTCCAAGCCAACCCCAAAAATTAATTTCAATGTGTGGTATTTTAATCATCCCTAGAAGGATAATTAAAAAACTGATACCCCCTACTTGGGCCATATCACTAATCTCTTGTAATGTCATGTTCCCCTCCAAATTATCCTTACTAGGACACTTCTCTATCAATAATAAGTGGAGTTTATTAAGCGAAACTCTACTTTTTAGAGGAGGTTAGAGATATGAGTAAAGGAGAAGAAAAAATTATAACTTTATTGCAAAAGGGAAAATATAAATTTGAAAGAGAAAAAAGATTTCAAGACTTAAAAAAAGGATTGTATAGGTTTGACTTCTATGTTTTACGTGCAGGGCGGCCGGTCCTTATAGAATTTCAAGGGCTACAACATTATCAATATGTTGAAAAATTTTATCATACTCGCGCAGAGTTTGAGGGTGCAAAAGAAAGAGATAGACGTAAAATAAGCTATGCACTTGCAAAAGGAATACCACTTTATATTATTCCTTATTGGGATTTAGATAAATTAAATAACCCAACTGACCTTTTTAAATATGAATACTTAGCAAAAAATCGCTGGAAAAACGACCAGGATTGGCAGAGACACCAAAAATTTGACAAAAGGCTAAAAAATTTGATATAATATAATAGAAAGAGAAAAGAAAAAAAATATAAAAGAGGTATTAATATGAATTATTATTTATTAATCCCTCTTCTTTTAAGTATTATTTTAATTATTATATTAATAATAGTATTAAAGAAAAAGAACAATAAATTAGAAGAAATAACAAGTAAATTTAATTTTATAAAAACAATAAAGCGTGATGAATTAAAATCATACTTTGCTGAAGAGTGGAAAGATGAACAATATGACTTTAAAATTAAAAAGAAAGAATTAGATAATGAATTAAATAAACTTAATGCTACTTTAAAAGAAAAAGAAAAACGATATGAAGAAGTCAATCAAGACTTAGAATTATATCGTAAAGGTAAAATTGAAGAAATTGATGAAGCCGCCGCAGAGTACAAACATCGTAAACAATTAGAGAATACTGTTATTATAGAAAAACATAACAATTCTATGAAACAAACGAGCGCAGAATTACAAGAACAATTAAAACGCTCTGAAGATATATTAAGAAATCAAATTAAAGAAATAAAAATCGAATTAGAAAATGAACGTAGAAAGCGCGACGCTGTAAATGAAGAGATTCTACGACAAAGAAAAATTGCAGAAGAACAAGACTTTTACAAAATTCAGTTTTCTGAACAAGACAAAAAAGATATAGAAATTCTACGACCTATAGCTCCACGACTTCAACATCCAGAAGTTATTAATAAAATAATTTGGAGCAGCTACTATCAAAAACCTTTAGCAGAATTACGTAAGCGGCTTCTTCCTAATGGTGATATAAGTGGTATATATAAAATTACACGAATTAAAACTAATGAAATATATATAGGACAAACTACTTCAATAGATAGACGTTTTCAAGACCATGTGAAAACTGCATTAGGTGTAGGTTCATTAGCCAGTTCTCAATTTCATAGGGTAATGTCAGAAGATGGACCTGAAAACTTCTACTTTGAAATTTTAGAAGAAGTTGAAAAAGATAAGTTAAGAGAAAGAGAATCCTATTATATTAATTGGTTTAAAAGTGATAAATTCGGACTTAACTCCATAAGTGGAGATAAGAATAAATAAATTAAATCTTACGACAGTAAGGCCCGACAGGGTAAGGAGGACGAAAATGGAATTAACTAATATCCAAAAAACAATTGTTACAACAGACAAACCAAAAGTAGTTGTACTTAGTAGCGCAGCTAGTGGAAAAAGTAGAGTAATTGTAGAACGAATTAGATACTTACTTGAGCAAGGAGTAGACCCATCAAAAATTGTTGCTATTACTTTTACGAATAACGCGGCCTCAGTAATGTATGAGCGTTTGGGTTATCCAAATGGATTATTTATTGGTACGGTTCATTCGTATTGTAATTATTTACTTTGCGGCAATGCTATTGATACAACTGATATAATTAAACAAGAAAGATTTGATGACTTGTTTGAGGAAATTCAAAACAATCCACAGTGTATTAAAGAGGTTGATTATTTATTACTTGACGAAGCACAAGACAGCACAAGTGAACAGTTTAAGTTTTTTGAGCTTATTAATCCTAAAAACTTTATGTATGTGGGAGATATAAAACAAACTATTTATTCATTTAATGGCTCAAATCCACAATATCTAATTGATTTATGGAATAGAGATGATGTGACAGTTTATAAAATGACACAAAATTTCCGTAATCTACCAGATATTTTACGTTTTGCAAAGAAATTTTTATATAGGCTTGGACCTGAATATGATGATGATTCTATTGCTATGAAAGAATCAGACGGGCTGCCGCACGTATTAGAAGGAGAATATACTCCATCAGAAGCAGTTGAATCACTCATCAAATGGAAGAATGAGTTAAAAGTAGAATGGAAAGATTGGTTTGTTCTTTGTAGAACTAATAAAGATATTGAAATTTTTAAAAACTTATTTGCAAAGAAAGAGATTCCAACGGATACTTTTAGACAAGCAGAACTTACTAATTCTCAAATTCAAGATAGATTAAAAGAAAATTCAATTAAAATTTTAACTGTACATAGTGCAAAAGGTATGGAAAATAAATGTGTACTTTCATTTAATATTAGAGCCTATAAAGATGAAGAAGCAAGATTATGCTATGTATCTGCTACTAGAGCAAAAGATTTTTTAATTTGGGCGCGAATGCCTAAGAAGAAAAAGAGCAAAAAGAAAATTGTAAGTTGGGAATAGATTAAAAAAGACGGGTTTAAGCCCGTCTTTTTAAATTAACTAATCATCATAACTATAATAACCCAGTGTCTGATTTGTTAAATCTAGTCTCCACTCCATATCTCCAGGCTCATACCATGTCCAATGAATTCCATCTCTACTTGATGGATTATTATCAGGACATAATTCTTCAACACCATTTATAATATCTATTAAAACTATGATTCCAGAAGGCATACGATACATACCTTGGCCTTCTATTTTATATTTATCTATAAACGCTTGTAATTCTTCAAAGCTTTGAAAATCAGAGTTTTCTGTAAAGTTATAAGAATTACTATTATCTCTAGTAACAATTAACTTTTTAGGCAGAGCATCACTACTTCCGCTTCCACTCATTCCGCTCAACACATTCCAATTCGTATTTCATGGAGTCTTCTTCAAATACGCCTCTATCTCCTCAGTTAACTCAACACCATTCTCTTCAAAAATTTGAGGTAAGATGTTCCAGTTGAGAGAAGGGAGGTTTTTTGTTATATAATCAACTATTTGCTCTTTAATTGTCATATCTTCTCCTCCTTTTTAATTGATTATAAATATAAACTTCTCTTTAAATAAGTCTCAAATCACCCAATCAAATCTAATAATTTGACTTTTTATCCATCTTCTGATATACTTATAATATATGAATAGAAAGGAGAAATAAAAAAAATGAATAAAAAAGTATCTCAAATTGAATTTCATATTGATTACAAAGAAGCTGACGATTGCATTTTACGAATGGCAGAATTAATTAAAGAGGGATATACGCTCTATGCAATAAAGCGCGACGACCCAAAAATTTTTTATAAGACTGGAGAAGTATCTGAACCATATATTCATATTATTTTAAGAATGAAAGAAGGAAATTATGGATGTTTAAGGTAAAACGAATTGACAATAAAAAAATTTATACAGTTCTTGATACCTATTGCGAGCCTAACTTTCACCAAACTTATTTCCTCATATGGGAAAATTGGGGATGGCGTTGGCGGCCAGCTGATAAGTTTATTCCGCCTGCAGTAGATGTTGATGAATTTTTAAAAAATGATATACCATTTTAGGAGGAATCAATGAAAGCACAGATAGGTGATAAAATTAGAATTATTCATATGGACGGAGAACCACAGTATACAGGTAAAGAAGGAATAATTGATAAAATAGATGATATGAATCAGCTTCATGGTAGTTGGGGTGGTTGCGCACTCATTCCTGACCTTGACGTTTTTGAGATTATCGAGGAGAAATTTGACAATGAATGAAAATTTAATTACAATTACTATTGATAATTATAAAGGAAAGAAAATAACCTTTACTGCGCCAGAAGATGCCACAGTGAATTTGTGGAAAGTAAAAGCTATGGAAGGTAAAGATAAAGGAAAATTAATTGAAACAAGAATTATTTTAAGTTCCAATAAAATCGAAACTAAAGAGGAATAAATTGAATGAAATATGAAGCAAACGATATTGAAACTTTAAGCTTTCGTGACGCAGTGCGTGAGCGTGTAGCCATGTATATGGGGAGTGCAGATAATCAAGGTGT